CATGCTGGCCCGCTGTGTGGTGGTGGTGAATACGCCTGTGCTGGCGCTGCTGTTGCCCACAGGCATGCCGTTGATGGCCGCCAGCGTCCCGCCCAGGGATACCGACGTTGCCCCAAACGTCATGGCGCTGTTGGACAAACTGGCGTTGGCGATGTTGGTCAGCGTGTTGTCTGGCCCGTTGATCGTCTTGTTCGTCAGCGTCTCGGCCCCCGCCCTGGTGGCCAGCGTGCCGGAAGTCGGGAACGTCACGCCCGTGACGCCGGTAAACGTCAGGGTGACGGCGTAGGCGCCCACCGTCGTGAAGGCCCCCGCAAAGGTGATGCTCTTGGCCTCCAGTGCGTTGCCCCCCGCATTCACGCCAATCAGCTTGTTGGCGTTGCCGCTGAGGTCTGGCAGTTTGGCGCTGATGCCCGTTTCAATGGCTTCCAGCTCGGCGCGCATTGATGCCGATGCGCCAAAGGATCGGTTGGTCGGGAATGACCCGTGTTCGTACCACTCGGATGCGCTCATCGCAGTGCCCTTCTTGAAGTGAAATCGACAATGGCGCCGTTCAGCGTCATGGACTGGTATTCGTCGCTGCTGCCTGAAAAGACAAGTGAGACGTTTTCTGATGTGCCGTCAAGGTCGCGCTCGGCCGGCATCAGGCTTTGGCCGTCCCAGAAAAATGCATCCCAGGTGAAGTCGTCCCACCTGGAGACACTCAGCGGTGCCAGGATTGCAGTTGCATCGCCTTGTGGGATGTCAATGCTCCCGTAGGCCATGCTGTACCCGATGAAGAAGCTGGCATAGCCTTCGCCGGAAACTTCCACAACGGCCTTGCGCCAGGTCTTCAGTTGGCGCGGAGAACCGAAATGGTTGTAGGCCAGCTCGGCATACCAGTCGATGGGGTCGCCGTCTTGCGAGGTGCCGCGCTCCATTTGGTAAACGTAGCCGTCCGTCGAGCCAAAGAAGATTTCCTCTTGGCCGGTCCCCGCCTCCATGGAGCAGATGCAGGCAACCGGATGGGAGAGGCTCATGGGCATCAACCCGGCAACCTTGTTTCCAGCAAACGTCACATACAGGGCTGCGCCACCAGAAAAGAAAATGCGGTACTGGTTTTTCTCGCGCACCACACAAGAGGCAATCGCCGTCGCGCGCACCGACTCAATGAACGGCCGCACGTTGGCCGACATATCGGCGCTCTGGAAATTGCCGTAGGACTGGCTGGTGCTCATCGGCGTGATGCCGCGGTCGTCCAAGTACACCCCTTGGTAGATGTACTGCATCGTCCACTCAATGGCGCCGGCCTCGGGGTTGAATGTCGTCAGGTTCCAATCGCTGGAACTGGTGCCGTACAGGACAAGCGTGGTGTTGCGCGTGAAGATGGCCAGGGAGTCGGAACTTTGGGCGCCGGGCTGCTGCAGGAAACCCGTCACGGTTTCGCCGGCCGCCAACTCTGCGGCACCCAGCACAACGCTCCAGGCGTGGGGATCTCCAATCCCTGAGTGCTGAACCGATGCGCCAAAGCTCAGGAAAAGGTGTTTGCGGTGGACTGCGATGTGCTTTGGCGTGTCCGCAGTCATCCCGGTGTGGATGAACGAGAACACCGTGCCGTCGAACTCAAACGCCTTGTGCGTGCCGCTGACGCCGTACATTGCCGCAGTGGCCGCGCTGCCGCCAAAGGTGTGCGTGACAAACTCATACCTGCCCGACGGCGCCAGCGTGTTGGCCGTGCTGTTGCCTGCAATCGTCGCCACATTCAGCGAGGCTCCGACGTTCAGGTTCTCAGACTGGAACGTCCCGGTCTGGCTGGCAAAGATCAGCCGGCCCGCCGCATCGCCTCCCGCCCATGTCCCGCTGGTCAGAATGACCTTGGTGATGACGGCCGTTGCTCCCGACGTGGCCCCTGTGATCGTGTTTCCCACGGCAATCTGGACGGTCCCGCCAGAGGTGAAAGCCAGCTCACGGCCCAAAGCCACGGCCGTCCAGCCGGAGGACGTGGACTTGTGCAGCACTGCCGCCGTCTCCCCGACGTTGTTCCGGATGGCGTATTCGTCGCCGTTGAACTTCCAGACGCCAAGCACAGCCCCAGCGCCAGGCACCACAGCAATGTCCGCGCGGTACTTGTCGGCCGCCAGGTTCTGGTACGTGGCATTCAGCGCCATCGTGCTTGCCGCGCCGCGCTGGTCTGTGCTGGTTGACGTGGCCACCGGGCTTCCGCCAATGGTCAGCGATTCGCCGCTTTGGAACGTCCCGGTGATCTTGGTCAGGACGAAAGAATTGGAGGTCGCAGCGATGATCACGCCGGTCGCAGAAGATGTGGCACCCGTCAGCGTGTTCCCCAGCGAATAGGAGCCCGTGATCGTGGCGGACAAGATGGAGTAGGTTGCATCCGAAGGCTTGGCCCGCCCGTCAAAACGCTCATACCCCTTGGCCGTGGTTAGCGCACCGGTGGTCCCCACCTCCACGTTCGACGAAGCCCGGCACACCGAAGGCGAGACGCTGATGCTCGGTGACACCTGATCAAGGCCGCCACGGAAAGCCCAATACCGGCTTGTGACCGGCGGGATCGGCAGCTGCTTCATGCCAGTGGCCCGCCAATCAGTTGCGCCGGGCGATACGTGCGGGACATCTCTTTCATCATCCGGACGTAGTTTTCCTGGCCGTCGGCATGCACTTCGGCTGCGGCGTTGTAGCGCCCGTACTTCATCATGGCGCGATAGACAATGGCCATGTGGTACTCGCCGGGCATCTCCGGAATGTCGGTGTCTCCAGATAGCTCGGTGGCGGCTTTCATGTACTCGCCATTGACGGTGTACGCCCCATCCGGCACCTGGGCCAGCAGGATTGCACTGTCAGGCGCAATGCTCACGAACCGCGGCGGCCCGTTGGTCTGTGCCCCGGTGTTGTAGCGCCAGTACCAGTCGGTGTAGCTCATCGGGCGCAGATAGGTTTCAGTGCCCTGCCCGGCCGAGGTCTGGTAGATCTTGAACTTGTCCATCAGCCAGCCTCGGAAGTTGGCGATGGCCACTGCGGTCCCGGTATCGGTGCAGTCCGAATAGGTGTAGCGGCCGTCGCCCGAAGTTGTCGCCAACGTGAAACTGGAGCGCATGAAATTCCAGTCGTCGTGCCGCGTCTGGATGTCCATCCACGCCGAATTCACCCACTTGACGATCTGCCCGAGGCGTCCGGTCTGGCTGGTGGTGTCGGTAGGCCCCGTCAGAGAGGCGCTGCACTCCGAGGCCGTGCGCTGGCACAGTTCCAGGAAGTTCATCAGCCAGCCATCCCCAAGGTGGCCTTCAGCCAGTGCTCGCCCATCGGGTTGGCATCGCGGATCACGGCAAAGTCGTAGCGAATGGCCGTGTTCGGGTCCATCAGCTTCTGCTTGACGCCGGCGTCATTCACCGCGTCACGCTGGATGTAGGAGGTTTGCTTCAGGTGGGCCAGGCGGTCCACAAAATACCGCTTCACCGTCTTGGTTTCGCCGCGCCGGAAAAGTTCGGTGCGGCCGTTGATCGTCACTTCAAAGACCTGATCGGCGTTCTTGTCGGTCGTGGTGGCAATGCGGACGGTGATGTCCTCATTCATGAAGGCCAGCATTGCGCCCTTTTCCGGGTCGGGCATGCGGTCTGCCACCTGGACAAGGACGGGCTCCCCGGCGCCAACATTGGTCGTTCGCTCGGTGTAGCCAATCGGCTGTTCTCCCGACTCCAAAGCATTGGACATGACAACGGGGTTGTGAGCTGCTTGGCGCGGTGTGTTGGGGATACCTCTGGGCATGTGGAAAGTCCTTTTCTGTGGTCAATGAAAAAGGGGGCCGAAGCCCCCTCGCTGCTGAGTGGCCCCGGATCAGGAGGCCGTGGTGATGGTGATCGCGTCGAACACGCTGCATGCGCCCTGGGCGAACCAGTTGGTGCCATCGCTGATCAACCGCACGCGGTCGCCGGCAACGGCCTTGGAATCGACGAAGCTGATGGTGTCGCCGCCGCTGGTTTCCAGGTCCGCATCGGTCGCGCTGTTCACGTCGCTGGTCAGGATGTGACCTTTGATGATGTTGGCACTGCCATTGGTCACAACCGTGTAGCTGGCGCCCGAAGGTGCAGCGGCCACGATGAATTCAAATCCCAGCCCTGGGGCCGGCGCCGGCAGCGTGGTCACAAACTCGGTCGCGGAACTCAGAAACAGGGTCATCCCCGATTCACTGGCCTTCAGCGTGCGCGCTGCGGTCAGGGTTTCGGTGTCAAAGCGAACGTTCTGCTCGGTGCCATTGGCGCGCGTGATCTTGAGCTGTGCAGCCTTGCCAAGTTTGAATTCGGCATCAACGCGCAATTTGGAGACTTTTTGGTCAAGCATGTTGGTTTCCTTGGTGGAGTGGCCCGGGTTTCCCCGGGCCTTGGGTTTACGAGATCTGCGGACGATCCGGCAGGACCAGAACGTTCGTGATCGAGTTGGTGAACCCGGTCGCGTTCCAGTTGCTGGACCCGAAGGTCAGCGTCCCCGCGGCGCTGGAGGCCTTGAGGATCTGGTAAGCGAACGGCGTGAAGGTGTCCGGGATGGCCGGGAAATCGGGCGGAATCTTGTAGGCCGTGCCGTCCCAATCGACGATAGGGCCAGCCAGCACACGCACGCCGCCGCCGTCGATCAGGCCCCAGACCACGCAACGCGACTTGCTGGCCGTCAAAGTGATGGCGCTGCCGGTCGCAAAGTCGGTGGTCGGGGTCGCGCCGTCGGTCACAGCGGTTTTCGTGGCGGCCTTGCCGTTGATGCAGTAGGTGATCGTGACCGTCGTGTCATAGACGGTTTCGGCGCCAGTGGCAGTCAGCAGGCCAGACGAGGTGCAGAAGTTGCTTCCGCGCAGTTTGAAGTTTTCCATGATGGTGTTTCCTTGGTGGTTGACGGGCGAGTTACCCCGCCCGCCTGGGTTTACAGATCGGTGACGCCGGCCTCGATGACGCCGCAGAAACCGTTGTTCACGATCTTGGCGGCACACCAGAAGTCCGCGCCAACGTAGCCGTGCTGGGCGAAAGGATCGTCCTTGCTGCGCTGGGTCACGGGGATGTGGAACGGCTCGAAGTTGAGGTTCAGAGCCACGTCGTACACGGCTTCCTCGGCCAAGACCAGGAACGGGTACACGTCCACGTTGCTGCCGCCAGCCGACTCCAGCCCTGTTGCACCCACCGCGGCGCCGGCAGCCAGGTACGGCGCCAACTCCTTGGATGTGATGAACCGGAACCGGCCACAGGAGCCCAGCTCATGCGGGCTGATGGGCTTGCGGTTGGCGTAGTCGGAGACCGGGGTGAAGTCCTGCAGCGCGCGGATGTCGTGTTCGGCATCGGTGTGCACAAACACGATGTAGCCGGCTTCGATTGCCGCAGTACCGTAGTTCGGTCCGGGGGCCAGGATTTCGGTCTTGAACTTCGCACCGTTGGCCTGCAGCGTGCGCGACATCAGCGACAGGGCGTTGTAGCTGATGGTCTCGTCCACCGTGGCGCGCGAGGTGCCGCCGGCAAACTGCACGTTGGTGCAACCCTTGATTTCGCCGTAGCGGACCATTTCGCGCACCAGGCCCATTTCCATGGCGGCCATGCGCTTCTGATCGGCCGGGATGTCGTCTTCGTGGTAGATGGCCGTCTTGGCGGTGTACGAGTACAGCACGCCGTATTGGGTCATCGCCACGTTCACGTCACGGTAGTTCAGTTGCTTGGCCGTGGGCGTCGAGTCTTCGTTGATCACGTAGGACGGCGCGCTGACAGACCAGCGGTTGATGGTGCTCGAATTGGTCGTCGCGCCACCAGCCGGGATCAGAGCCCGGTACGTGATGTTGTCGCCCTTGTTCTGGGGCATCTTCTTGGGAGTGACACCCAGCATGAGGACTTCGCAGGTCTCGGCAATGCCCAGCATCTCGCCTTTGACCTCGTTGATCCGGCCTTCCGGATTGGAATAGGTATTTCCAGCCATGATTTTCTTTCAGTGTTCAGAATGAACGAAAAGCCGTCTTGCGATATCCACGCATTGCGGCTTGTTCGTTGGTGAGGGATGTCGGGCCGGGCTTCTGCGCGCCGCCTTTCGGGGCTACAGCAGCGTCCAGCCGCGCCTGTTTGCTCTTTCGGGCCTCCACGACCTTCTTGAAGTCGGTCAGGTGCTGCGACACAACGGCCGGGTTCCAGGTGTTTTGAACCTTCGTCTGGATCTCGGGCGATAGCGCGGCAAACCACTGCTTGTAGTCAGCGGACTGAACGACCTGGTGACGGTCGGGGTGGACTTCATCGAGCGATTTGATTGCCACCTGTTGCTCGGTCGTGTACCTGCTTTCCGGCGCTTCTTCGATGGGCTGACCATCGGCAGCCTCCGGCCCTGGTTCACTGTCCTTCGCCTGGGTAACGCGCGAGTGCATGACCTTCATTGCCTGAGCGACATCCCCCAGAATCTCCGGGAACTCCTTGGCCTGCTCCTGAATCTTGGCAACAGCGGCGGCCAATTCGTCATTGGCGGGGGCGTCATTCTTCGATGCAGATTGCAGCGCCTTGAGCGTGCGATTGATGTTCCCAATTTCCCCGTGCAACTTGCGCACTGCCGGGTTGTTGTCGCTGCTGGCCTTCAGCTCCTGAACCTGCGACTTGAGGGCCGCAAGTTGATCGGCAATGGCCTGCTCAGGTGTCGGCTGCTGCGCCGACAAATCAGGCTCCGGGTTGGTTTCCGGGGCCTCATTTGCGGGCTCAGTCGGCCCGCTTTCCGTGTCAACCTGTTGCGCAGACTCCTCGGCGGGGGCTTCGTAGTCAGCGCGCGCCGTGGTTCTGCGATACCCAACTTCGGCCGCTGCCAGGGCTTGCGCTTCGGCGTCGGTCGTGTCTGGCTGGGTGGTCTTCTCGGGGTCACTCATTGATGCGTTCTCCAAACGAAAAAGCCCGCGCAGGGCGGGCCAATTCACAGAGGGGGGCTATTGCTAGTCCGCGTCTGTGCCCTTTTTCTTCGGCAGCTCGGCTACCGATAGAAACTTCTTGATCTCGTCGATGCGAATGGCATGTTCCCGGCGCTCGTTGTCGCTGATCCGGGGGCTTTCCACCTTGGCCCGCAGGACTTTGAGTCGCTCTCCAAAGTGCGTGGCCAGCTTCTGCCAGACCTCGCCATCAATCTCGCGCGGTGACAGGTTCATTGCTGAAACGCCCTGCCAGCTGGGGCCCGGCCTGCCGGCTCAGTCGGTGGCGTCATCGCCTGGGCGCCCTTGATGTTGGACAGCTCCCGCTGCGTGTTCAGCTTCATGGTGATTCCCGCCAATTCCGCCTTGATGGTTTCCAGCATCCGGCGTTCTTCGCTGCCAAGTGCGGCGGCGTCGATCTGGGTTTGAACGTCGATCTCCATCTTCTTCAGGCCCCGGTCAAGGTCGGCCTGCTGGGCTTCGTGCTGCAATTCCAGCTGCTGGCGCTGCGTGGCGCCTTGTTCCCGGATCTGTGCCACGGCGATCTGCGGTGGCGGCGGCGGCTGCCGGCTGGCCAGCTCTTGCTTGCGCTCCGTGGACATCTTGAACGTCTCCGGGTTGAACCGTTGGCTTTTCAGGTATTCCTCGCCCGTCTTCACCGGATCCCACTCAAACGCCGAGTTCAAGCTCAGGTTCATCAGCACCGGCATCTGCTGGTTCTGGATGTCGCGCTCTACCAGAGCGGATGATCCGCGCGCCTTGATCGTCACGTCGCCCTTCAGCTCGGGGTCATCGCTGTAAATCTTGATCCACTTGTCGTAGCGCCGGATGTGCGGCTCGGTGATGCAGGAATCAAACAGCCTGGCAATGCGGCGAAGCACCGACGTTCCGTTGTTGTTCTGGATCTGCCGGCCTGCCGCGGTCTCCTGTACGCCGCCCTGCATGCCCAGCAGAATCAATGGCATGCCGGTCTGCTTCTCCATCATCTGTTCGCCCATCTGAATGATGGCGGTCAGTTCGGCTTGCAAGCTGGGCTGCACAAAGAACATCATGGCCCGGCCCACGTCCGGTAGATCGCTGTTGGCCCTCCAGGTCCACGGGTCGCCGTCCTGCTCCAGGTCGCCAGTCATGACCTTGTGCGGCTTGGCCGATGCGCCTGCGTTGTCCATCAGGTTGCGCGTGGCTGCCGTGACGATTCGCTGCCCCACTCGGCCCTGGCGGGCAATCCCGTCGCCCCAAGGCATCCCCGCCTTGCGCCGCCATGGCATCACGTCGTAGGGGAATTCGCCGTCTTCAATCGGGTTCAGCGCCAGCTTGATCACCCGGTCGTTCACCATGGTGGCGATGACCGGCAAGCTGTCGCGCTCGTCTTCCAGCTTGATGCCAGCGGCTTCGACTTCCTTGGCCGGCATGTCCACGTAGCAGTACCAGATTTCAAAGACATTGCGCTTGCTGTGCTCGTTGTTGGGCACAAAAAGGCGGGTGTCGCTGTGGTTCTTCTTGTCGGGGCCTTCGTCAATGCAGGCGTCGATCTGGTCGTCAAAGTAGGCTGCCGGTCCCTCTCCGCCCTTCAGTGCTGCCAACTTTTTCTCGGTGATGAAGTCCCGCTCAAACGTGTAGGCGCCGTCGTGGATGGTCTCGCCACATGCCGGGTCCGGAAAGAAGTTCCACGGATCAATGCGCTTGCTGGCCGGGCGCGTCTTGATCTCCTGCACCATGGCCGACTCGCCCGTGGCTTTGTCGGTCTTGACGGCGGTGTATTTGCGCTTGACCGGGAAAGGCCCCTTGATCACTGCGGATCCGATGCGGGCCGCGTCGTCGATGGCTTTTCGCAGCTCGGCGTGGTACTGGCATTCTGTCAGATAGTCGTCGATCTGCTCCTGCACCCTGGCGGCGCGCTGCTTGGCCACGGCCAGCACAGAGTTGGCCTTGCTCACCTGGGCAGACAAGGAATCCATGCCCGCTGGCGTCGGCTGCATTTGCGCCTCGTCGGACTCCATCAGATCCGGGATCGGCGTCGTATCCGTCGCGAAGTTGCGGTCGTCCGTCGGCATCAGCATGTCGCCCACCCGGGCGGCAGCTGCATCTACATAGGGCGCCGTGATGTTGGGGAACACCGTCGAGCCGTTGGACGTGAGCGGCTTTTTCCGCTCCTGCTCTCCAGGCTTGAGCTGCACCTTGACGTGCTCATGCCGGTTGGCATCGTCGTAGCCTTGGTAGAACTCCTCGTCTTCGGTCCATTGGGTTTCGATGCCGGATTGAACCCGTCCCTCAATGGCCTCTTTTCTCAGGGCCACAAGGGTGATCGCCATGGCGCCAATGGCCGTCTCGTCAAACGACTTTTCCTGCCCTTCGTCGCCCGGTGACTGGTCTTGTGATTTCATTGTTTACCTTCTGCCGCGCCGTCGCATCCAAATCAGGACGTTGCGCAAGCCTTCGCCCAGCTTGGCGCCCCACCACTTCCCTGCGGTGTTGCCATTCCAGCTGCCAAACATCAGCTTGCGTCTCTGTTGACGATCACGCGCGCGCCGCGGTCGTGGCTTCCTTGGCTTCGGTCAGTTCGCTCAGGGCTTTGTCGCGCTCGGTCTGGGCGTCCAGAGTCGCGGCCTTGGCTTCTTGAGTGGCCTGCTCCAGGCTGCCGATCCGCTCCAGCGTGTCGGCCGCAAATTGCATGTTCTGGTAGAACTTGGCCATGCGCCGAATGGCGTCGGCTGCATCATGTGCTTGGGTCATATCAATTCCCTCGGAAGAATCCGCGCCGCAGGATCATGGTCGCGGTGATGGTGGCTCCAGTGCCAGCAGTGGTCAGGTTCGGCCGGGTGAATTCCGGCGTCTCCGTCACGATCTCGATGCCGTCAGCGGTCTTGCTGATGCCGTTGCCCTGCGGGTCGGTCAGCGTCAGGTACGTGGTGCCGTCGCC